ATAATGTACCAGAAGGTGTAGAATATTTAACTTCAGGTAAAGTTTATGAATGTGAAGATATAAAACAAATAAATGGCGAAACATTTGCCACAATAACTAATAATTTTGATAATAAAATTAGGGTTATTATTAGCGAATGTGCACATTTAGACTATGAAGCATGGGATATAGTAGAATGAGTCATACTAATCCATCGACACAGTATTTTAATACGCCAGGTAATGATTTACAGAAAGAACTTGATAGGCATGTAAAACCATACCAAATAGACTTTATGTGTCCTGTCTGCAATAAAAAACGTGGGTATCCAAACAATCATAAAAAATGCAGTAAAATATTGCAGGAAAGATATAATGAAAATAAAAGTAACGTATAAAATTAACAATGCAACAGTAATAACAAATTTCGAAGGGGAAACACAAGAACAGTGCAAAACAAAAGAAAATGAATTTTTTAAAAACAAAAATTATGAACTTGTTGAAAGAAGGTGGTTAAATTGAAAAATATAAATTTAATGTCAATTTATTGTTTCCATCTGGTAAAAAAAAATATGAAAAAATCTTTTAAAAAAACAGTCTACCTAAAACAAAGCAGGGACGCTTTAGGCCGGTTTGGAAGCGTAAAGAAAGAAAACCCATTTAAAGAAATTTCCGTAGAAACAAAGCTTACAGATGATAGCCATGTTTATTATCATAAAAATCAAGTAAAAGATATGGTAAGTAAAGCATTTTTGGCCGGGTTAAATAGCAAATCGTCTTTTATCCTGCCATCTAAACAACTTGAAAGGCATTTAAAGGAGATTGGTCTATGAGTGACTATGACGCACTAAGCCAAGCAGTCAAAGAGTGTGAGACAAAGCAACAGTTACAAGATGTCTTGCATTCAATGACTCATGAAGAAATAAAGAGTATCGATGAAGTGGTAAAAGAGGCAACTAAGCGTGTATCTGAAAATAGTAAAAAATAATATTTATTGACTTTTCATAAAAAAGCGTATAATAGGTGCATTATAATTTTTTATTGGATGCACCTAAATGACAGCAAAATCAGATTTAGAAGAAAACAAAGATATTGATTTCTTTTTTCGAGGCACAACTTATGCCTTCGGGGCATCAACGGCGACATGGGACGCAGCGCCTACTTTGTATGTTGGATTATTGACAGCGGCGGCATCTGATTCAGCAGCAGGTACGGAAGTAACAGGTGGAACATACGCTAGACAAGGTGTTGTAGCCTCAGCCGCAAATTGGGCAGCTACAGATGCGGTGGGCAGCACAGCGGCAACAAGCGGCGGAACATCTGGTACAACTTCAAACAATACTACGATCACATTTACTGGCCTTCCAGCTTGTTCTCTTGTTGGTGCGGCTATTTATGACGCAGTTACAGGAGGCGCGGTACGACGTTATTTATTGCTAACTGGACAACCTATCTCCGTTGCAGCAGGAGCTACAATAAGTTTTGCTCCAGGCCAGCTTACATTTCAAGAAGATAACTAAAATGGAGAATGCGATTTTGTGGATGTTTTACCCAATCGCTAAACTTTTTATATGCAGTATAATCGCTATAATAGGATTAGGCTGTATCTTGTTTGAACTTGGAATGAAGATAATAAAATGAGCAATCCACAAATCGACGTAAATGTTACCCTTGTAGGGGATCCACTAGGCGCTTCAACAGACGATAGAAATACATCGACAGATATTACCCCAGCAAAACTAATTGGACTTATCAAACAAAACAACTTCTTGCTGGAAGCTGTTGAGGCGTTACTCACTACACCTCCATTACCGGCATTAACAGCAACATCAACTAAGCAGTCAGACGGTAGTCAAAAGACTCAAGTGGTCGATAGTTCAGGGGTTGAGCTAGGAACCATAGCTAACCCAATAATTGTAACAGATACCGGAGGCGGAGGAGGTGGCGGAGCTGTAACCGTAGCAGATGGAGCAGATATAACCATTGGCGCTAAGACAGATGCAAAAAGCACGGCAACGGACGCAACAGCTATAACCGCAATGCAAGTATGGAAACAGCAAAGCGCTTCTATTCAAAACCTTGAAACATTAACTGGATCAGTTACAGAAACAGCACCGGCAACCGATACCGCATCATCTGGAATAAATGGACGGTTACAGAGGGTGGCACAAAGAGTAACAAGCCTTATTGATCTTTTGCCAGCAGCGCTTACGGGTGGCGGAGGTTTAAAAGTTGGATTGGTTGATGCTTTGCCAGCAGGCACGGCTGTTATAGGGTCATTAGATGCAACAGGCAGTATTGGCAGTTTAACTGAGGCAGCGCCAGGAACGGATACGGCATCAAGTGGATTAAATGGAAGATTACAGCGTTTAGCGCAAAGACTTACCAGCCTGATTGCTTTGTACCCAACTGCATTAACAGCAAATGGCGGATTTAAAATAGGGCTTGTTGAATCAATTCCAGCAGGAGAAAATTATCTAGGAACATACGGTCAAATAGAATTATCAATGGCTGTTGAAAAAATCAGGGATGCAAATGCAACCCCATACGTTGCTGGCGATCAAATATCAAATGCCACAACACCATTCTTTACCTTTACAAATATTTTCCGTGTCAATGGCGGATCGATTGACATAACTGGTATTGAAGTCATTACAGACTTAAAGTCTATTGTACCAAAAATGCGAGTTGGCTTTTTTAATGCTAATACCGCAACTCTTTCAGCAGATTTAGCGCCAGCACAAGAGTTATATGTAGATGAATCACTGAGAATGGGATACTTCGATATGCCAGCTTTGGCAACGGCAGCCGATGCAACAAATAGCACATGCAGCCGGGTATATTACAGGCCTAATCCTATTTCCTTGGTTGCAGCAGGCGGATCAAGAAATTTATACGTTGACCTTAAAACATTGGATGCATTTACACCGGCATCAGGTCAAAAGATAACGGTAAGACTTTTCTATATTCAAAATTAATATGTTGGCTACTCGTAGACGTTATAGGCATGCTCCTGAACTGGTGAGCAATCCAGGGATGCCATTTGCCGTAACAACCGGATTCACTACCAGCAATTGTACGTTATCTATTGTCGGCGGCAATCTTAGGCTAACCGTAACCGCAAATGGAGCAGCTTATTTTTATACGACGATAGCGTGTGAAGTAGGAAGGTACTATAGATATGAACAACATATTGTTGCAAGGAATTTAACAAGTGGCGCTTTAATGTATGTTGGCACATCATCAGGAAACTTAGCTGCTACATTTAACCAAAACACAGGTTCTGCAACGGGCGGTAAATACGCTATCTTTAAAGCTACACAAGCTACACACTGGGTTACATTTTCAACATCGTCAGCCGCATTAGCAGGAGAAACTGCTGATCTTGCTTTGTTTTCAGTTAAGGAGTATGTTTAATGTCACGCGGCGAAGGTAATGGCCCAGGACGACCATTGAAGTATGAAACTGTTGAAGAATTAGACGATGCAATAGAAAAGTATTTTTTGGATGAAAAAATATTAGCACTTGATAAAGAAAGGAACCCAATATATACCATGACTGGGCTTGCTGTAGCATTAGGGATTGATAGAAAGACATTACTAAGCTATTCATACAAAGACGAATATCTCCCCTCAGTAAAAAAAGCTAAGTCAAGAGTGGAGCAACAAATGGAATATAACATGCTTTCAGGCTCAGGAAGTACCACAGGATACATATTCAGCTTTAAAAATAATTTTGACTGGAATGATAAAACTGAAACTGAAATATATGGAAAAGACGGTGGGCCAATACATACTCAAGAAATAAATATGCCTTCTGACCCAATAACAGCAGCAAGGGAATATGACAGAATTATTCGTGGAAAGAAACCAGATTGATTTTAATTTTAAAAATCCTGACTATCCATACATTTACAAACAACGTACTGAAGCACTGCAAAGGATAAGAAAAAATCCTGAGTGCTTACCTATACTAAAAGAGTTTTATAAAGATAACCCGGCTCATTTTATAAATGATTGGGGCATGACTTTTGACCCAAGGAACGCAGAGAGGAATCTACCTTCATACATTCCTTTTATACTGTTTCCTAGACAGTGGGATTGGTGCGAATGGGTATTAGAGAGATGGAAAAATCAAGAACCTGGATTAACAGAAAAGTCACGAGATATGGGTATGTCCTGGCTGACTGTCGCGTTAGCTGATACACTTTGCCTTTTTCGCGAAGGGTTAGTTATAGGGTTTGGTTCTCGCAAAGAAGAATATGTCGATAAAATAGGCGCGCCAAAAAGCCTATTTTTTAAAGCTAGAAAATTTATTGAAATGCTCCCTAATGAATTTAAGGGAGAATGGGACATTAATAAACATGCACCGCATATGCGTATTAATTTTCCACAAACAGGATCGTGCATAGCAGGGGAGTCAGGAGATGGAATAGGTCGTGGCGATAGGGCATCAATCTATTTTGTTGATGAATCGGCATTTTTAGAAAGACCTTTGTTGGTAGAATCCTCATTATCTGCAACAACTAATTGCCGACAGGATTTAAGCTCTGTTAATGGGATGAATAATCCTTTTGCACAAAAGAGACATGGCGGGAAGATAAAAGTATTTACTTTTCATTGGCGCGATGACCCAAGAAAAGATGATGCATGGTATGAGAAACAGGTATATGAGCTTCCACCTGTTGTTGTTTCTCAAGAAATAGACTTAAATTATAGTGCTTCGGTTGAAGGAATATTAATACCTTCAACTTGGATTAATGCAGCAATCAATGCTCATAAAAAATTAGGGATTGAGATAACTGGACAAAAGCGCGGTGCTTTAGACGTAGCAGATGAAGGAATTGACTTAAATGCTTTTGCTGGTAGACATGGGATATTACTTGAGTATATCGAGGCATGGAGTGGTAAAGGTGATGATATTTTTGGAACAGTACAAAAGTCATTCTCAATATGTGATAAATTAGGATATAAAGAGTTTCATTATGATGCCGATGGATTAGGGGCTGGGGTTAGAGGTGATGCAAGGGTAATAAATGAACAACGTATTGAACAAAAAAGGCATCAATTAATAGTTAACCCTTTTCGTGGATCAGGTGGTGTGTTTCAACCAGAAAGAGAGATGGTAGAAAAACGCAAGAACAAGGACTTTTTTGCTAATGCCAAAGCACAGGCTTGGTGGGCTTTAAGAATAAGGTTTCAAATTACCTATAGAGCAGTAATTGAAGGTAGAGAATATAACCAAGACGATATTATTTCTATAGATGGGGACATGGAAAATTTAACTAAATTAACTACTGAATTAACACAGCCTACTTATTCAATTAATGGAACTGGCAAAATACTGGTAGAAAAAGCACCAGATGGAATGAAGTCACCTAACATGGCAGATGCCGTTATGATTTGTTATTCACCAGGACGACAAAAAATGATTATTAACGATAATTTATTGAGGATAGCATGAATAGCAATGATATTTGTATATGGCTTGAAGGATATTTAGACGGTAAATTAAATCTTGAAACAATAGATGTGGTCAAGATAACCGAAAAACTTAAAAAAGTTAATAGGCAAATTAGGATACATTTGCCTCCATTGCCTATATATTCGCCAGTCATGCCTTATGAAGTATATCCATATAAAGTTACCTGCTAATGAAGAAAAACAAAAAGAATAAATTATCGATTAAGCCTATCGAAAAAAAGACAATGGCTATCAGTAATGAGGCATTGTATAAATTTCAAGCGCCACAAAAGCAAAAACTATCATTCCCTATTAAACCGCCTGACCTTCCCAATGGCGTAATCCCAAAAGATGCTGATATGGCTATGGATGCCAATATTAATGACATCTATCAATATGCTAACTCTTATTATGCCAGGCAAGGTTTCATTGGCTATCAATTATTAGCTGAAATGTCGCAAAAGAGCGAATACAGGGCGGCAGTATCGACTATAGCCAAGGAAATGACGCGCAAGTGGATTAAGATTCTATCAAAAGGAGATGATGACTTATCAGATAAAATAGAAAAAATAGAAGCTGCATTTATTAAATACAAAGTCCGTGATGTTTTCCGTGTGGCTATTGAGCAAGATGGTTTTTTTGGCCGGGCTAATATTTTCATTGATATTAAAGATCAAGCTGATATAAAAGAGAACCCTCTTGTTATTGACTCAAAAACAATTAAACAAGGTTCATTAGTTCGCCTTAAAAACATCGAGGCGATGTGGACAACGCCTTATCAATACAACTCAATCGACCCAACTACACCAGACTTCTTTAAGCCTACAAAGTGGTTCATCATGGGCAAACAAGTCCATGCATCACGCATGTTGACTATTATTAGTCGTGAAGTACCGGACATGTTAAAGCCAGCCTATAACTTTGGCGGCATGTCTTTAGCACAGCTTATGATGACAGATGTTGAGCATTATTATAGAACACGAGACTCTATCAGCGATTTAGTTCATTCATTTAGCATAAGCGGTATTAAGACAGACCTTCAATCTATACTTGCTGGAGGTTCTGGTGATTCAGAGATGAAAAGGGCGCAGCTATTTAATCAGATTAGGGATAATAGAGGGTTAATGTTGATAGATCATGAACTTGAAGAGTTTTTTCAGTTCAACACGCCATTAACCGGGCTTGATGAATTACAAACCCAAGCTAAAGAACAGATGGCCGCACCCGCCCATATTCCGCTTGTTAAGATGTTCGGTATTACCCCGGGAGGACTTAACGCATCAAGTGAAGGTGAGATACGGGTGTTTTATGATGAAATTGCAGCAGAGCAGGAAAATATACTACGCGACCCATTAGAAAAGGTTTTGCAGATTATACAGCTTTCTGAGTTCGGTGAAATTGACGAAAATATCTGCTTTGAATTTGAGCCATTAATGGAATTGACTGAACGCGAGATGGCAGACGTACAGCAGATTAAAGTCAATAATGCGGTAGCGCTTATCAATACGGGTGTTATATCACCGCAAGAAGCACGCGAGACATTAGCTGGTGATATGAATAGCGGATATTCAAACATTGATGTTGATGATTTACCTGAGCCAATAAATTTAGATTTAAACAATGAATCTAGCAACGAAGAATGAAAAGCAATTAGCACCAATCTTCCCTAACGTTGGTATTGAGGCGCGTTATCGAAAAGCCATGCAAGCGGCTATTGCGGAGATGGCGAAGTCTTATGCTTGGTGGCTACGCGCTGAATTACGCGGCATTGCTATGGATGCCGAACAGCCAATAAAAGGAAGCAGTGAACACTGGTTCGCTACAAATATTAAACAAATCATGAATAAACTTGCCAGGCAATGGCAGGATAAATTTGATGTATTGTCTGAGGGAATAGCGAAAATATTTGTAAATGGGGTAACTCAACATACAGATAAAGCTATGATGGCGGCAATGGATAAGGCTGGATTCTCATTCAAGTTTCAGATGACAGATCAAGTTAAGAAAGCCGCGCAAGCATCATTTCAAGGTAATGTTAGTTTGATAAAAACAATACCATCTGAATTTCATCAAGCAATCGAGGGAGATGTATGGCGTATGGTTCAGAGTGGATTTAATACTAAGCAGATAACAGATGCTATAGAGCAACGGTATCATAAAAGCCATTGGCGCGCGTCATTCATAGCGCGAGATCAGACAAGCAAAGTTAAGGCAATTATTGAGCGTGAACGGCAGAGAGAACTAGGGATAACTGAGGCCATCTGGATTCACTCGCACGGCGGCAAAGAGCCGAGGCTTAGTCATGTAAAAGCCGGACGTGATAAACTCAGGTTTGACATAAACAAAGGCGCATACTTGGAAGGCAATGGCGGAAAGTGGGAATGGTTACTGCCCGGCCATGCTATAAATTGTTTGCCTGGTGATTCAATAGTTGAATTTGCGACAGGATGTAAAAAGTTGTGGAGAAGAAGGTATACTGGTAATTTGACCCAACTCATTACGTCCTCTGGTAAAATTATCAATGCGACACCTAATCACCCAATACTCACCGAAAATGGATGGATTAATATTCAATCGGTTAATATTGGAGATAATATAATCAATGCTATAGATCAAGGAATCAATGCTTTTTGTGCAAATATACAAACTGATATAACCACATTCTCTGAGATATTTGATACGATTTCTAGTTACATCATTCCTGTGACTTCCAGTTGCACCGGATTTGATTTCCACGGCGATATTACCGATCAAGAAATCGATACTATAGACATTGATAGATTTTTGCCTAATGAATTGAACGCCTCTTTCTGTAAGGATTTCTGCGAACTCTTTTTCACCAACGCCAATCATGTGCTCATATCCGCAGGTATTTTCAATTCCGATAGATCGCTTTATTCTACCTTGTACAGATTGTTTGGTTCCCCTGAGAGCGTTATTAGCGGCTTTTGCTCTGTTTTGTCTTTGCTCAAAACTCATAGCGGCCATGCTGACAATATTAGCCTCAGATTGATTTCTGATCTTAACGCCATTCTTTATAAGTCTGCGTCTGATTGCTCCTCTATCAGTACTGAATCTTTTAGAAAGCTCAAGCTCGCTAATTCCGGATTCATACTTGGAAATGATCAAATCATCGGGGAGTTGTTTAATATAATGTCCAGAGCGGCAAGTCTTTGGAATAGAGAAACCTCTTGCGCGAATGAGCTTGGAGACAATACTAGGATTGACATCTATTTTAAGAGCGGCATCTTTAACGGACAATTTATCAATAAAAATATAGTTGATAGCATTATCGATAAGAATACTGTTAATTTTTTTGGGCATGTATATAACCTGGAAAATAATGTAAATTGGTATTCAAATAATGGCTATATTATACACAATTGCCGGTGCGTTAGTAAGTCAATCATCAAGGAATTTGAATAACTTATTAAACCTTGTTAAATTGAGTAATTAACTAATTTTTGATTGTCATAAATTGTGACAAGATACCGATAGCCTTTCGTATTATCAAAAGTGAAAGGCAGGGTTATCACTTTAGATTGTACGCCATAAGAACGTAAAATTTTAAGGGCTTGCTGTGGAGTCTTGCAAATTATTGTTTTCATTTTATGAGCTCCTTTAGTGAAGCTATACAGTATATTAATTAATTAATAATGTCAATATAAAATAATAATAAATAATTATTGACTTTTCTACAAATGTGTTATACTGACATTATTTTAATTGAACGCTGTTTTATAAACGCTTATGCCAACATCTGCACAAGATAAAAAACACTGGATAACAGCGAACGGTAAACACTTCTTTGTTGAAGAAGGCGAAAGCGTAGACTTTGAAAAACCTTTTTCAAAAACAATGACGGCTGGCAAAGAAAAAGAACTTACAGATAAAACGGAAAAAACCACGAGACCTCGTAATAGCGAAGAAATAAACCCGGACGAATGGTATTATATCGATAGACACGGAAAGCGTATTAGAACAAAGAAGAATCAAGGGAAAGAAAAAAATAATCAAGGAACATTACCCCGGTCTTATATAAAAGAATCTAACAGCCCATTGCATACATCAAGAACACAACCTTATCGAGCCACACATGCTAATGACGCTGATATATTCGCGCTAGATGAATCTGTACGTCATTATGACGTTGATGGGAGGCTGCACGTTGAAACTTCAAATATTTCTAAAGCAATGGTTTGTCCGTATCTTGGAAAAGAAATACCGGGCTATGAGAGCCTTGGCCTGGACGCGAATAGAATCTACCAACTATTGCGTGACCCAAAGGAACTTGAGAAAGCAGCACCCACATTTAAAAACCTTCAGGTTTTAGAGATACACCAGCCTGTTAATGCAGACGAGCCTCTTAGAAAACATACTGTAGGCACAACCGGAAGTGACGTTACATTCGATGGTCAATATCTAAAATGCTCACTGGCTATCTGGGATGCCGCATCTATTGCTGGCATTGAATCAAAACAACAGACCGAATTATCATCTGCTTATCGCTACACGCCAGACATGACCCCAGGAACATTTGAAGGCGTGGCATACGATGGTGTTATGCGTAACATTATAGGCAATCATGTCGCTCTTGTCGATGTTGGCAGAGCTGGGCCAGATGTCGTTGTAGCAGACAGAAAAATCGATTTATCCGCAGTACCCCAAAAACTTACCCGACAAGGTGAAAAAATTATGACCATTACAAGAAAAGATGCACGTTCAGCTTTGCGGGTAGCGTTAGCGCAAGATGCTGAAATTGACAAAGAACTATTGGCGCTTGCCCTCGATGAAGCAGATGAGGAAGAAGACACAAGTGGCGATGACTACGAAGATGACCCGGAAAACCCAGGCAAACGCAGAAAAAAAGTGATTGCTGAGGATGAAGGCGAGGAAGATGACGAGGATGACGAAGAAAAAGACAAGCCTGCTATGGATGCCGCCACTGTTCAACTCGCTATTGATTCAGCGGTAAAACAGGCCAAAGCGGATATGCGAGCATTATATCAAGCTCAAAAAGATGTCATGCCGCTTGTTGGTGAAATTGCTCTTGATTCAGCGGAAGCTATTTATAAATTTGCTCTTGATAAAGCAGGTATTGGCACAAAGGATATTCACCCATCCGCATTTAAAGCGATGGTTAATATGCTTAAAACGTCCAAACAACATCCAAAAACAGTAACAATGGATAGCGCAAAAAGGCAAGACGCATTGACGCAATTCCCAGGACTTAACCGTTTCAGAGGAGCATTATAATGGCCGGTTTTCAAACATCAGTAAATTTACAGCCAGCACCAGGTCTCGAGGGAGGATTCGCTTCCAGTAATCCACGTTACACTCTTTTAGCAGGGCCTGGTGAATTGGTATCAGGTGCGAATGGCGTAACCATTGGTCGTTTTGCCTGGGACAATAACACGGGCGTAGTCACTAACACCGGCGCGGTTGGCTCAATTGGTTTTGTGCATCGTGATAACCTTGCGTTGATAACAGACTGGCTTGCAGAAACATCAAACGTTGTTCCATCTGGCCTGCCTATCACCTTGTTCACAGGCGGCGACTTCTGGGCTAGGTTTGCCGGGGGTGCGACCAAAGGACAGAAAGTTTACGCTTCATATCTGGACGGCTCATGCTCGTCAGCGGCAACAGGCACTCCGCCTACAGGTGCAAGTGTTACAGGCTCTATTGCGGCTAACGTAACCACATCATCTGCGGCTATCGTAGCCAATACTGCCACAAGTATTGAGATAAGTGGCACTACAATGACTGTTACTACTCTAGGCGCTGGTTCTGTCTTATGCCCAGGCATTGGTCAAACCGTATCAGGCACAGGCATTACAACCTGTACTATTGATGCACAGCTTACCGGCACCGCAGGCAGCACAGGCACTTATACGGTATCGGTATCTCAAACCGTAGCAGCAGCATCAGCCGCAACATTCAGCGGTGGCGGCTTAACTGTTGGCGCAATGACTTCAGGAACCTTGTTCGTAGGCCAAACTATTAGCGGAACAGGTGTAACAACAGGTAATGCGATTATCGGCAAAGGTACAGGCACAGGTGGCGCGGGAACCTATGTTGTAAGCATAGGCGATACAGCGACCACTTTCGTTATGACTGGATCAGGTGGCACATTGACTGTCACAGCGGTTGGCTCAGGCTCGCTTAATACCGGACAAGTTCTGTCAGGAACTAACGTAACATCAGGAACCGTTATTAGTTCAAACCTTACTGGAACCGGAACAACCGCTTCAACTTGGATTGTAGACCGTGCGTCCACAGCATCATCCACAACAATTACCGCACTTGGCGCGGTCGAGACTAACTTTTCAGTAGCTTCGACGTGTGCAGCCGGTGAACTGGCTAAAATCACACTGAGAGGTATTTAACATGAGCATTTACGGACAACAAGTTGATCTTGCCACTTTAGCGCAAGATGCGGGGATTCACTTCCCTAATGATATGGTGTATCTAAAACCAGAATGGAAAAGTAATTTTTCATTGGCGATGGACGCACAACCAACAATGATAACTGCTACAAATGCCGGGATCCCAGCATATTTAGCAAATTATCTTGACCCAAAGATCATCGAAGTCATTGTTGCACCAATGAAGGCGGCGGTTATCTTGGGAGAAGAAAACGAGCAGAAAAAAGGAGATTGGACTACCGCAAGCGCTCAATTCATTATGATTGAATATGATGGTGAAACATCAGCATACGGCGACTATAACAACAATGGTCAAGTTGATGACAATACCAACTTTGTTTCTCGTGAATCATTTCACTACCAAACTTTTACAGAATGGGGTGAAAAGGAACTTGAAACAGCCGCATTAGCTAAGATTGACTTGGCATCTCGTAAAAATTTGGCCTCTATTTTGGTACTGAATAAGTTCCAAAACCAGTCATACTTTTTCGGCATTGACGGCATAAAGAACTATGGTCTGTTGAATGACCCTAATTTATTGCCAGCCATCGCCCCATTACAGCAATGGGGATTAAGCACTACAGACGGCGCGGAAATTTTTGAGGACATTCGTCGTTTATTTAAACAGCTTCAAACGCAAGCCAATGGCACAGTAACCCACGAGGATAAGATGGTATTGGCTTTGTCTCCAACCATCGAAACTGAACTGTTAAAAATAAACACTTACAATGTAAGTGTTATTGACCAGATCAAAAAGCAGTTCCCTAACACTCGCATCGAAACTGCACCGGAATACACTACGGCGGCTGGTGAATTGATGCAATTGATTGTAGAAGAAGTTGATGGGCAGCCAACGGCGATTACTGCATTTACTGAAAAAATGCGTGCTCATCAAATTGTTCCTGCATCTTCAAGCTGGAAACAAAAGAAAAGCCAAGGAACTTGGGGGTCAATTATATTTCGTCCGGTTTATATTGCTTCAATGATTGGCCTGTAATTTTAACTTTAAGAGGGTAAAAACAAATGGCTTTAGTAAATGTTGGGTGTAAGTTACCAAACGGCATTATCTTATCTATTGGTGATAAGCAAGTCAGGCTTAATGGCATAAATTCGTCTGAGATAATCGGCGGACATGGTATCACAGAAGGCGTTGATAAGGAGTTTATGGATACTTGGCTAGCCAAGAATAAAGAACTCTCATTTGTTAAACGTGGTTTTATTTTCTGCCATGAAAAAGTAAATGATGTCAAAGCAGAGGCAAAAGACCGGAAGAATGAATCAACCGGACTCGAACCTTTAAGTGCAAATAAACTTCCGAAAAATCTTGAAAAATTGAATTAATGCCATCTGTTTCTTTTAATCCATCATTATTTAAGCAGCGTTATACAGAGTTTTCAGCGGTCAGCGATGAATTGTTGCAACTCTATTTTAATGAGGCTTGCATGTATTTGGATAACAAAGATACAAGCCGAGTTACTGATTTGACTGAACGATCATTGCTTTTAAACATGATTACCGCTCATATAGCCAAGATCAATAATTCAGGCGTAGGATCACCAGCAGGAACAGGGCGCATAAGTCAGGCAACTGAGGGAAGCGTATCTGTTAGCTTTGATATGGCCCCAAGTAAGGGCGGTTTACAAGCATGGTTTTATCAAACTCAATACGGCTTATCATATTGGGCGGCAACGGCAAGGTATAGAACTTTTCTTTATGCAAGCACATGGCAATCAATAGTGTAACAGGTGGCGATAAGTTTCAACGTGCGCTTGAAGATATAGCGAAGCGTATGGGTAAGGCACCTGTTCTAAAGGTTGGGTTTTTTGAGACGGAGCAATATCCAGACGGTGAATATGTTGCACAAGTAGCGGCTGATAATGAATTTGGCAGTACGACAAATCCGCCTCGCCCATTTATGCGGCAGACATTCGCAAGAAATAAAAGCACATGGCCGGGGATGGCAACCAAGGGAATGAAAGCTACTAATTTTGATGTTGATAAAACATTAGGGCTGCTAGGACAAGAGATAACCGGCGAAGTAAAAGAAGCTATTGCGGAATGGGGTAATCCATTTCCCCACAACTCACAAGCAACAATTGACAGAAAAGGCTTTGATGACCCTCTTGTTGATACTGGGCGGATGTTGCAGTCTGTTACTTGGGCTTTAGAGGATACTAAATGAACTTGCATGGCATAGTATCAAACGCAGTCGGCACGGTGAATCCGTTTATAACGGCGACATTAAAAAGATCAACTGGATATACGACAAGTGAAGATGGTACACAAGTGCCAACATACACGACATTGTCAGGGGCAGTTCAAGTGCAAGCAACTTCAGGGAAAGATATTGAGCATTTGAATAATTTGAATATTCAAGGCGTGTTTAGAACATTATATATTAATGGTAACTGGACAGGGGTAGAT